CGAAGTCCTCGGGCCGTTGCTATCTGAATATGCCGATCTATGGGCGCAGACTATCGCGAATATGTTTGAAAATCTTGCGACTATGTTCAGTGGTGTCGTCGAATTCATCACAGGCATCCTTGAAATTATTGCGGGCATCGTGAAGGGCTTCAAAGATGGCGACTGGACGATGCTGTGGGAAGGCATCAAGGACGTTCTGAAGGGCTGTCTTGATTTTATCCTCGGATTCGTCGAGTGGTGGGTCGATATGATCGTGACTCCGTTCAAGTGGCTGTATGACGTTCTGCTCGGACATTCCATCATTCCGGACATCGCGAACGGTCTCATTGAGTGGTTCACACTTGCTTTCGATACAGTGACCGGACTGGTTTCTGCTTTCGTTGAAGCAATTATCGGCTTTTTCACGATGCTGTGGGAAGCGATTCAGGAAATATGGACAGGCATTCAGGAGTTCCTGGTCGAACTGTGGACGGTTCTCTCCGAGACGTTCATGGAAATATGGACAGGGATTCAGGAATTTTTCATAGAACTGTGGACGAACATTCAGGAGGTAGTCGTTGAGATATGGACGGCACTTCAGGAATTTTTCGTCGAGACCTGGACGGCCATCAAGGACTTTTTCGTCGAGATATGGACCGGAATCAAGGAATTTTTCGAAGAAATATGGAACGGGATGCGCGATTTCTTCGTGGAGATATGGGATTCCATCGTTCAGAAGCTCTCGGATGCGATTTCGACTATCAAAGGATATTTCGAAGAACTATGGAGTCGAGCGAAGGCATGGTTCGATGAGGTCAAGAATACAGTCAAGGAACTGTTTGTGGATATCAAGAACAAAGTCCAGGAAGGTCTTGAGACCATCAAGAATAAAGCTCGAGAATTCCTCGACAATGCCAAAAACAAGATCGTCGAGTTCAAAGATCACATCGTGAATACGGTCAAGGATATGTCTGAGACCGTAAAGAGCAAAGTTCAGGAAGTGATCGAGTGGATACGCTCAAAAGTTGATGATTTTCTTGAAACTGTCAAAAATAAAGTCCGTGAAGCGATCGATTTCATAGTCGAAAAAGTCACGGAATTCAAGGAAAAAGTTGTTTCGACGCTTCAGGAAGTCGTTTCGACGGTCAAGGAAAAAATCGAAGAAGCTGTCAGTTTCGTCCGGGAAAAAATCTCGGAGCTGGCTCAGATAGTCCGGGAAAAATTCGAAGAAATCGTCAACCTGGTCAGAGAAAAGTTCGAGGAAATCGTCAATACAGTCAGGGAATGGTTCGAAACGCTCATTTCTACAGTCCAGGAGAAGCTTGAAGCCATATGGCAAGCCGTGACTGATGGCCTTGCGAAGATCCTCGAGGCGGTTGCTGAAAAACTTGCTGAAATATGGGAGAAAGTCAAGGAATTCGCAAGCGAGGTCAAAGAAGGCGTTGAGGAATTCTTCAGCGGTCTCGTCGAGAAGATAGAAGGCTTTGGAGAGAAGTTCTTCAATGCCGGAAAGACGCTCTTCACGGAGCTGTGGAACGGCATCAAAGAGATATGGAATGACATAGTTTCGTGGATTAATGACAAAATCTCATGGATCTCGAGCACGTTATCCAGCGTTATCAGTAAAGCGAAGGACGCTCTGAGCAGTATCACGAACAAAACCTCGTCATCGAGCTCGACATCATCGTCATCATCGAAGGTTAGCGGTTCTCATGCGAATGGTCTTGATTATGTACCGTATGACGGTTATGTGGCAGAGCTTCACAAAGGTGAGCGTGTCCTGACGGCAGAAGAAAACTCGTCCTATATCGGAAGTGGTGATGCGGTCAGAGCCATCGAACGGCTCACACAGATGGTCGCTCGAAACATGGAACAGCAGCAGCAGCTCATGTCGAATCTGAACTTCAATGTGAACGGCAGAGAGTTCGCAAGACTCGTCAAGGCGGTGGAATAATATGCTCGAACGTCTTAATTTTATCAATCATGTGAATGAGACCATTGAGTTCGGCAGAAATGGTGTTTTTGTCAACTACAGTGATCTTCACAATTATTTATGGCAATATCTCGCAGACGGCGACAAGATCAGCGTTCTGAAGCGCGGGATCGTCTCGAAAGAGATCCCGATCGTCGTCGCCTGTGGGAGTGCTGACGATGGTGTCGCGGTCATTAATCAGCTGATGGAGTTTTCCGAAAAGGATATCCTGGTCAAACAGCCGGGCCGCCTCGTTGTCGGGGACTATTATCTGCCTTGTTATATCATCGGCAGTACAAAAACAGACTATCTTGCAAAGCGTGGATACCTTCAGGCGGCTCTTGAAGTGTTGTCTGACACTCCCGCATGGGTCAAAGAGACACGGTTCTCGTTCAATTACGGTGACGGTGGTCACACACAGGGTCCTGACATGGACTATCCGACAGATCATCCGATGGATTTCACGAATCCATTCTCATCTTTGATGGTCGAGAATCCGGGCTTCACCGGTTCGGACTTCCGGATGATCATCTACGGTGAAGCAGACGATGCAAAGATCACGATCGGGGATCATCTGTATGAGGTGAACTGCGAGATCGGGTCTCATGAGTATCTGACTATCGACAGCAAGAAGAAAACGGTCATTCTGACAAAGGAAAACGGCACGACAGAGAACAAATTCAAGCTTCGGAATCGTGCAAGCTATATCTTCGAGAAGATCCCGCCAGGAGAAACGCTGGTGACATGGGACAATGACTATAAATTCGACATAATCCTCTATGAAGAGAGGAGTGAGCCGAAATGGACTTGATATATGCAGATGAAAACAGAGAGGATGTCGGGGTTTTACTTGATTATCAGTTCGACCTGGCATTCGGATCTGACGAGAACAACTTCACGATTTCGGTGAGCCTTGATAATCATGTCTGTCAGGAAGACTACTGGATATATATCGAAGGCACAGAATACGGTGGAATCGTTGATGATATAGAGGTCAATACGGAAACCCAAAGGGTGACTTATAAAGGCAGAACGTTTCATGGTCTCATAGAGAGCAAGATCGTCTGTCCCGATGCCGGTCAAGACTATTATGTCATTACGAATACAGAAGCGAACGCTGCACTCGGCACTCTGATCACACGGCTCGGTCTCGGGGATCTGTTTGAAGCATCAAGCGAGGATTCAGGCATCACCATCACACGATATCAGTTTTGGAGATATATCGAAGGTTATGCCGGAATCAGGAAGATGCTCGACAAGAACGGTGCGAAGCTTCACATGGAGTGGAATGAGGGCGCGGTAATCCTGTCAGCAGTTCCTTATGTCTCATATGATGACGAGGAGCTGACGAGTGACCATGTAAACTTCACCATCGATCAGAGTTTTAATCCGATAAACCACATGGTCTGTCTCGGATCGGGAGAGCTGCAGAACAGAATGGTCGTTCATCTGTACTGCGACGCTTCCGGGAATATCTCACAGACACAGACGTTCACCGGACTGGAAGAACGTGCAGAGGTTCTTGACTATCCGAACGCAGAGAGCGAAGAACAGCTCATCGAAGAAGGTGAATCAAGGCTCCGGTCTTCATGGAACGCGAGCACAGTCGACATCAGGCTCGATGATGAGTATGAATTCGACATCGGGGACGTTATCACGGTCTCCGAAGTCATCACAGGGGTGCATCTGACACGAAGCATCACGAAAAAAATCGTAACTATCAACGGCGATATATTCAAATGCCAGTATCAAGTAGGAGAACAGTGATATGAGTTTACATTTAGTGACAGGACATGAAGGAAACGAGCACATAATGTCCGCAGATCAGGGCTCGTTCAATATCGCGGCGTTCGGCAGTGGTCAGTTCGTATTGAATCACGGCAACAAGTTCGAAGCATCACTCATCAGCAGCAACACGGTCCGGATCAAGGACGGTGATCTCCTGATGCAAGGTCGCCACATGAGACAGGCAGCCGGAACCACAGAAGAGGTCGCCATCGATTCGGGAACAGCCGGAATGCTACGGAAGGATCTGATCTGTGCCAGGTACACGAAGAACAGCTCGACAGGTGTTGAGAGTGCTTCGTTTGTGGTCATCAAGGGAACTGAATCAGCGAGTGCTCCTGTCGATCCGGCATACAATTCCGGAACCATCACAGATGGAAACGACCTGATCAATGACTTCCCGCTGTATCGGGCAAGCTTGAACGGAACGACCGTCACACTCTCCGATCCGCTGTTTGATGTAGCTGGAAACCTTGCAGACGCACTTGACGCACTCGATGATATTGAAGACATAAAGGAAGCACAGGCGAAGGATTTCATTCTGTGCAATAAACAGACGCTGACCTTCGTAGCGAATATCTGCACGATAAGTGATGCCAGGATAACAGCTGATTCACTTGCAGACGTATATTTCACGGCCGGATGCCTTGTGGATGCGCAGAAAGCAGTCATTTCAGTTGAGACATCAGCCGGAGCAGTTACACTCACAGCGGCAAGAGTTCCGGAGAACACACTGACAGCAACTATCAAGATAAGGGTGATCTAATATGAGAGGAAGAACGAATGTGGGGGACGGCGTGTCCCTGAATGCAAATACAGCGAACAAATATGTAGCTGCCGGTCAGATCACAGCCGGTGATTTTGTGGAATACTATTCAGAACCAACATATATCTCACAGCCTTCAGGTAATCCGATATTTTGCTTTAACATCGGGGCATATGTTGTCGGACTAAGAGGAGTTGAAATTGTTCTTTACAAAGGTAATGAAGAAGTAAGTTCATATAGCGATTATTCTGTATCACAGATATGCCAGTATGGGGATTTTATTATATTTAAAACAAGCGACACTGTGGGAGTTCTCAAAATTCAGAACGATCAGCTTGTTTTGGTGGATACTGGAAGTGCATCAGGAACGTGTATAAGTGCGGGCAATGGTAAAGTAGTATTACTTACTATCAAGAATTCAAGTGCTTATTACTATATAAAAAATGGATATGTTTTCGATATTTCAAATACCGGCGAATTGTCAAATGGTAAAAGCTTGACTTATGCGTCAGAGTATCCTGTTGGTAATTATTCGAGAGTACAATCTATAGGATTAGTATATGTAGATTCAACCGAAGCCTTTTACACATATACAAAATGCACAACAGAGGAGAATCCACATAATTATAAAGTTGAAGTTGATGCAGAAAACAATTTAACATTGACATCAACATATATGGGTGGTTTATCAAGCGCTTGGGATTGTTTAGGACAGTTTGACCGCAGATTGATTATCGGAAAGTCTGCATCTTTAGCTTCTCATGATGTAATAAGTGGTGCATTTTCATCTTTCAATATCGATAATTTTTACTACCCAGGAATTATCGATAATAATCTGTTTGTAACGTATGGAGCAGTATCATCAGCTATAAAAATACGATTGTACTATTACAACGATCAAACGAATAATATAACGCTTTTAGATGAGTATACAACAACATATGAGGCTATTTCCTTAAATTTTACTGCATACAATCATGAAACAGGTTATGTTTACGTTCCTTATAATAGTAATAATGCTTACAGATTACGTCTTTTAACAGTGATAAATAATAACGCGATACAAGATATTCCTGATCAGGACAAAGTTAAAGCATATATGACAGGCGGACATCCGATCGGAGTAGCAAAGACAGATGGCAACATCGGAGATACGATTCCAATCTACGTTCCGACACCGAGTGTATAAGGAGGTAGCATATGAGTGAAATAATCAGAGGTACGACACCGACTATCACGTATAAGATAACCTCCGACGTGGACCTGACAACACTCTCCGAGATATGGCTGACGATATCCGATGCGCTGGTGGAAGCGCAGAAGACATACAAGCTCTCGAAGAACGAGATCACAGTCGACAATGTAGCGAAAACAATATCAGCAGTGATGTCCCAGGAGGACACACTGCTTTTTAGATCTCGGATGGTACAGATACAGATCAGAGCGAAAGACACCAGTGATAAGTCATACGCGACGGACATCAGTGATGTTCCGCTGAAGAAGATCCTTGAGGGCGGGGTGATCTAATGATTGATACAGCTTGCAGAATCGCATCAGGACTGTCGACAGATGATCAGCTGCTTTCCGGGGACTTGTCAACAGGAGCGATCCGACTTGAAGGTTCTCTCGACATCGGGGCCGGTGGTCGGCTGCCGAACTATACCGGCGATTATACCGTGATCCCGAAGGTCTATGAACAGACACTTGAGACGAAAAACAAGTCAATGACAGATGATGTGACGGTTGAGGCTGTTCCGTATGCAGAAGTATCAAATCCATCGGGCGGCCTTACGGCAAATATAGCATACATTCCATGATGAGGAGGACACACAAATGGCATCAAATCCCTATATCAACAAAGTAGTATATGGCGCGGATACACTCATCGACCTGACCGGCGATGATGTAGCAGCTTCCGACGTTTTATCGGGCAAATTATTCCATCTGCCGACTGGCGAACCGAAAGCCGGAACGTGTACCTATGACGCAGACACTTCTGACGCTGATGCGACAGCAGCAGAAATCCTGCTGAACAAGACGGCATATAAGAACGGCTCAAAGCTGATCGGATCCATGCCGAACCGTGGAGCAGTAACGCTCACGATCGACGATGTAAGCGATGAGCTCACGATTCAGAACGGATATCATGACGGTTCCGGAAAAGCAAAGATCGACGCAATTGAAGCTGCGAAGATAATCCCCGGGAACATAAAAGACGGCTGCACGATCCTCGGAGTGCTCGGAACATATACCGGCGAAGGCGTAACCGCCGAAACCGTCAGCGCGACACCATACACAACTGCGCAGACTATCCTTCCCGGAAGTGGATATGATTATCTCGCCGAGGTTGATATCGCGGCGATCGCTTATGTTGAGACCGATAACGCAGCGGGCGGCAAGACGGCTACGATCGGAACTGTGGCTCCTTCATAATGAGGTGATTTTATGGCAAGCAATCCATATGTAAATAAAGTCGTATTCGGTAATCAAACCGTAATGGATATATCAGACACGGACGCGGAAGAGGCTGACGTTGTCGAGGGCAAGACTTTCTACAAAAAAAACGGGGCCCGGGCGGCAGGAACCGCAAGCTATTATAGCCCGAACGACACAGCCTCTACAGATATCGCTGATGATGATCTTGTTCCTTTTTATGACGATTCCGCTTCAGCAAAGAAAAACACGCTGTGGAGTAACATCAAATTAAAACTTAAAGACTATTTTTACGATTTGTTTGATGATTTCCCCAAAGAAACAAGCAGTAATCCTGTAACCAGTAGTGGGATTTATAAAAGTGTTCAAGGTTCCGATGTTGTTGTTGAAAAGACTGTTGGGTTTGTAAATAAAAATTTATTTCACATAGACAGTTCAATAGTTGATGCGACGGATAATGGTATATCATTCTACATAACCAGGAACAGTGATGGTGAAGTTACTAGAATATCAGTAAATGGTAGTATTTCAGATCCTACGCAAGAAGCTGTTTTGGATTTAGGACAGATAGACGTAAATGTCGGTACATTCATCTTGTCCGGAGGCCTGTCCGAAGATTTATTTTTAAGAGCTACAAGAGTGAGCGGTGGTGGTATCGAAGCAGTTGAAGATGAAGGAGACGGTGTTGAATTTACCAATAGTGTTATGGATGGTATGTTCAACAGAGCTTATCTTGTTGTAAAAGCTGATTTTCACTATATGTCAGTTTTTCCGATGATACGAAATGCTGAAGTGGGCTCAAGTAGATTCTATCCGTATTCCACAGAAGAAACCGTCAAAGAACAATTAAATGATTTATACGATAAGATCGGATATCAGATCACTCGATCAGGTGTGACAGCTTCAGAAAACGGTACGGTCCGGATTCCGGCCAGCGGAACAGACAGCCGGATCTCGACGGCGAACACTTGCCTGGTGATCCCGATCGCGCAGACGAAAAGCGACGGAACGAGTTACAAAATCAAGTCATGCGTGGTATCGAGTGGATATGCGACCATCACGGTGGCTGAAGCGATTTCAAACATCGAGATCGGTGTTCTTGTTATTAACAGCTAAGAGGAGGGAAAAAAATGAAATATGCAGTCAGTAAAGTATCCAACGGGAACTTTTTCATAGTATCTGAACACGGCAATGATCTTCAGGCGGCTCGAAATTCCTACTGGGACCAGTGCAAAGCTCTGAACAATGCGTCTGATGTGGTTTCTGCAACAGTTGCGATTATCGACGAGAACCAGGACGTTGTTGAAGGTAAGAAGGAATATATCTCACATCCTGTCTCGGCAGAATAGAGATCATTCCGACGAGCCACAAGAACATTGTCAGCAAAAAGAGATATCTTGTATCAGCAAAAGGTCCGGCGCGTCGATATGATAGTACCTCCATTCGTGGCTCGTCCTGGCACTCAAACAGGACGGTTGCGGCAGGAGGTTTTTTGCATTTACTAAACGGATTACGCAACTATACGAAAGGAGTATGGAGATATGGCTTTAACACCTGCAAGGTATGTGGGGGGGGGTTGGAAAACTCTTCATTCGGTAACAGGATCGGGTAAAATTTGGAGCAATGTTATAAGTGAACTCACAAATTATTTACCGTCAGATGCTAACAGAAAAAGAAACTGTGTCATTCAACTTTCTGATGATGCAGAAATATATAGATATGTCGGGAATAATCTTTTTGTTATAACAACAAAAAATAATAGTGGTAATCTATCAGTTTCTGTAGTTGATTTTAATAATAATAAGACATATAGATCAGTTAACGGTGCGGCATTTACTGAAGTTACCTCGGGATTCTCGGCAGCAGTATACTTACGAGAATTAGAAGTAGATTAAATCCTCATCCTGTCTACGGGTGAGGTAGATAGGAGAGAATATGCCTTTAAGTCCAGTGAATTTTTACGAACCGAGCGCGGATGTAAATCGGACTATTTCGAAAAATTCCTTCGTAACACTTGATGTCGGAGCTTCTACTCGTGCAATAATAGTGACGATAGGTGCATCAGATCCTAGGTGTTCAATGGTTTTTGTTTCGACAAGTACCTCAGGTGTTACATATATAATACCTGTCAAAACAGGGTCGGATGTCGTATATGATACTACAACAAATTACAAAATTAAGGTAACAAATAATAACGCTAATGCAACAACGTTATATGCTTTTAATTTATCTGAAGATGGTGGTATAAGTTAATCTGTAACGATTACGCAATAATTATATTGACGGATTTTAACATTATATTTCGTTCAAAGTGTTGTTTTGGGGTATATTGTAGAATTATATTGTAAACAAGGCACATTTTAATTAAAACAGACCCGCCCGTTTTTACGGGGTGGCAGGGGCGTCTTTCGGGGCGTCCTTTTTTATTTGAAAGGGGTAAATATGGACGGCGCAACGATCAACGTTGGAATATATATTCAAGCGGTTGTTACAACCGTTGGAATATTTATGGGGGTATGGGGATTTTTGAAAGTATTGAAAGAAATAAAAAAGGATTCAGACGCCGAACACGGACGCCGTCAAAAATGGGATAATGCGGCGAAAGTGATTGAAGAACGCGCCGACCTATGGAACAAGGGTCTTGCGGATATGGAACAAGGACGCAAAGACATTGTTACCAGATATGACGAACGGTTAGACGAACAAGACGCAAAAATACAACAATTGTATTCAATGATGATTATGTTCATGCGATCACAGAACGCAATACTTGAAGCGTTAATCGAACAAGGTATCGGAAACGGCGAAATAAAGGCAATGCACGCGGAATTGAATTCGTTTATAGCGGAACAAATAGGGAAATGAAAAAGATTGATATTACAACCGATAAAGCGATCGCGTTTTCTGCGGTTGCGTTGGTAATATTCACGGTCGTTATGATCGTGATTTTTTGTATATTCCAGACCGTACCGGACACGTTGATTGTATCGTTTTTCGGCGCGTTCGGTCTTGAAGGCGGTTATTGTGCGTTTATACATAAAGTTAAGAAAGACGCATTGATCGCGGCGGCAAAGCGTGTCAAATTATCGGACGCGGATATTCCGCCCGACGATCCAGACGGCAACGAAGATTTATGCGTTGATTATGACGGTAATGATTATTGAAAGGGGTTGATTGTATGAATTCGGAAATAATGAAAATCATTCTTGAAGCAATCTGCGGAATTATCGGGGTTTTGATTACGGTTTATTTGATACCGTGGTTAAAAGGTATGATCGGCGACGATAAATTCGATTTATTGATTGAATATAGCGCGTATGCGATCCGTGCCGCCGAACAAATATACACACCCGAACAATGGGCAGAAAAAAAGGCGTATGTTTTGAAATATGTCGAAGAAAAAGCGCAGGAAATAGGCGTCAAATTAACGGACGCAGATATTGAAAACTTGATTGAAGGTCTTGTCAATCGCATAAAGAAAGGGTAAATTATGGTAACCGTACAAGAATTCATTAACCAGATCGCGCCGTTGATCGTGGCGGAAGGTTCAAAACGCGGTTATACCGTATTTTCTGCCGCAATAGCGCAATCAATAATCGAATCACGGCACGGCGAATCGAAATTATCACAACCGCCGTATTATAATTATTTCGGTCTGAAATGCGGGTCTTCATGGAAAGGTCGTTCGGTCAATATGAAGACGAAAGAAGAATACACGACCGGAACATTGACGACGATCAAAGACAATTTCCGTGCATACGATAATATGGCGGACGGCGTCAAAGGGTATTACGATTTCATATCGACGAAACGGTATGCGAATTTGAAAACCGCGAAAAATTATATCGAATTCGCGAATTTCCTTAAAATGGACGGTTACGCGACGTCGTCAACGTACGTTCAGACGTTATGTTCGACGGTTACGACGTATGGATTGCAGAAATACGACGCAGGATATGTTCAGCAGACCCCCGAACCCGTTATAATTGAAGGGTACGAAATCGGCAAAACATACACGACACAACAAGACCTTTATATTCGCGACGCGGCAAACGGCGCAAAAATCGATTGGTTATCAATAACTACGAACGCACAATTGAACGCATTCACAGACGCGGAAGGTTTTTCGATCCTGCGAAAAGGTACACGGGTAACATGTAAGGGAATAAAAAAAGACGGGTCGACCGTCTGGATGAATATTCCTTCCGGTTGGATATGCGCCCGAAATTCCAAAAATATATATATCAAGTAAGTCACAACCCCGCTATTTTGCGGGGTTTTTCTTATTTTGTAAAAGTTTTTGAAGAAATTTCATTTTTTGTATTGACAATACTACGATATAGTAGTAAAGTATTGACATAAGGAACGGCAACGCATGCACGAAAGGAAGGTATGATATGTACGATAAGTTTTTAAGCGCAAAGCAATTAAACGTAAAGGTTGGCGACATTGTATCGGTTCAAGGAAATCGCGGTATCGTCATGGAAGTTATAAAGCACAACGACGTTGAATGGAACGGCAAGGAATATGACAAGGTTGAAGGTTCAGAAGGAACAAGCGTCCGCGTACACTTCACGGGGGAATTGGCGGAATGGTCGCAATATCAAGACGGCGTTTACGGCGATTGGGCGGTTATCGAATCCCGTGACTATACGCCGGAATATCAATCGTTTTATACGGAAGTCGCGGCGACGGCATGCGGTGGAAATGTTCACGAATTATACGATCTTTACTGTAAAGAACCGTCATGGTTCGAAGACATTATCGAAGATTTATGGACGAAAAACGGCATTTTTAACAACATAGACGAATCGTGCCTTGATTATTGGACGGTCAAGGAATTACGCAATCGATAATAAAGCAACGGCAGGGCGGGCAATACGCCCGTTCCTGCGGGAAGGTGGGAAAATGATTATCAAACTTAATAAACACGTTGAAGCATTGGAAAAGACGCAGGAAAAGATTCAAGAAAAGATTGACGCATTGACGGAAAAGCAATCCGCGATCGAAGACAACGCATTCAATCACGACCGCGACATGACCGATCGGGAACAAGAACGGTACGACGCGATCGAAGAAAAGATTGACGCGTTGCAAGACGAATACGACGACATACAGAACGCGATTGATTACTTGTCGGAATATTGCGAATAAGGGAAGGAAGGTGTCAAATGAAGTTTACAGACAAAGACGCA